GGCCGAACGTCACCGGATCCGGTCGCCCCGCAGACAATGCCGATGTGACAGGTTCAAACGTCGCGGCCGGTATCACGGGCCAAGGCGCGCTCGCGACATCCGGTCTCGGCGAAGGGGATGTCGAAAACAGTCTCCTCGATAGCGACATCGATGCGGCGGCTGATACAGCGCTTTGGCCGAGCGTTACTGGATCCGGTCGCCCTGCAGACAATGCGGATGTCACCGGTTCGAACGTCGCGTCTGGCATCACGGGACAAGGCGCGCTTGCGACCCTATCAACCGCGGCCCGCAAAAAGTATGGATCATTTTCAACAGAAGCGTCCCCGATGGGTTTTTCGATCGCCGATAGCGATGGCAACACGGTCTCATTTAGTCAGGGGGATCAAGTCACGCCCGTAAAGCCAAATCATCAACAAGTCGCAAGTCTATCGATTTCAAGCGATGGCTCGCCAATCGAGCTTGAATGGTTTGCGCAATTCCTGAAAGCCTCGCCCGGCTCGACAACCGAAGGCGACAATCTCAAAGTTCGCGTTCGCGTTTATCGGTCAACGTCCATCATTGCCGATAAGATGATTATTGCGAACCTTGGTGCGGATACCGCCACAGGCGTTTTACCCGTGTTTGGCGGAATGCAACGCATTGTGGATCAAAGCCCGCCAGGCACGCCCCCCGCGCCGGTCAACGTTGACTATTTCTTGCATTGGGCGACGCCCGCGACGCAAAACAAGTCACCGTTTCCCTACACTGCAATTCTAGACTCCGATGCGCCGCCTTATTTTGCGGCCGTTCAGCTTCAAGGCGCCGCGAATGATGTGTCGTAATAACTGAACGGTATTGATCAGTTGCCCCTGTAATCACGGTTCAAGTTTTGAACATAGGGGGTTTCAATGCCTATTCGGTTTGGTCTTTTAGCGAGTTTTTTGATCTTGGGCGGGTGCGAAACCGTCAAGGTTCAAGGCGTCGACATCACCGAAGAGCGGGCACTCGCCTTGACGGTCGGGCTTGTCGCAACCGGAATTGTCGTGGCGGCGGTTGCGGATGCTCAAAACAATGACCAGCCCGAAAAGTGTTTGGACTTTCAAAGCGTGCCGCCTGGCAAGACGACAGAACCAATTTGCAGAAATGAGAATTGACCATGAACTATCCACCAAAACCGCTCGGCGAGTTGTATCAAGACCTAATCGCCCAAGGGATTATTGACCCGGCTGAACACTCCGCTCCGACAATGGCTATCGCCGCCGCTTTTGAGTGCTGCATTATCCTCGCGCGCCACAATTTCAGACAAAAAGCATCCGCAGCGCAAGGGTTTCTCTTTGAGCTGATCTTAGGTCGCCCTAGCTTCGAGTGGAGAGCGCCGCCAACGGTTGAAGAAAGCCCGCCTCAAGAATCGACAGAAGAACCGCTACGCGATCCCGTCGATCAAGAATAAATAGGGGCATAGGATGGATGATCAGCGGCTTTCGCAGATCGAGTCGCGGTTGTCTGGTATAGATGAGCGGTTGACTCAAAAGGTCGGGCGCGAAGAGCTTTACCAATGGAAAGACGCAATTCTTGACCGGTTAAAAGTTGAAATTGAAGGGGCATTTGAGCGCCATGAGAGCCGGGATTTAGAGCGCCGGCGGGTCCATGGTCACGAAACAGCCGAACAGATCCGAAGCGCAATCAATGATTTGCGAAAAGAGATTGTTGGGCTTCTCGGGAAGTCGCCGGGGTCTTCAATCACAAGTGTTGAGCGGCCAATAAGTTTGCCGAGCGTGCCGCCTTGGGTATGGGCGATTGGCGGAATGCTGATTGGCTCGCTCTTTGGTCAATACATCCTGCCGACACTGTTTCGGTTTGGCTTTCAAAAATTGATAGGGGGCTAACCGTTGGGCTATTTGAGCGACAATTTGATTTTGATCGGCGCGAGCTTTTTGGCTGGCGTCGCGATGGTTGTTTCTTTCGTTCTCGTGCGCAAACGCAAGACCGATAAGACCAAGATCAGCCTTGAAGAGCTTGTGACGCTCGACAGTAAGGGGTGGCTGGTTCTCACATTAGTGACATTCGTTGGAACGCTGATCATGGTTGGCTCGGCGATGTCCATCGGCATTGATTATTGGGTCGGGCTTGCGATCGATGCCGATCAGAAAGCCGATAGGATACCGCTCGAGCCAGGCTTCTTTGACGTGTTGACGGTTGGTGTTGTCGGTTTCTTCTTTTTGGCGCTGACCTTTGAAAGTCTTTCGGATCTCGGAACGCCTTTAGCGTCTGGATTGAAGCAGCGCAAAAAGCCCTTGCTTCCCGAGCTCGTTTTCGCGGCAACAGTCGGTTGCATTATCATGTCGCTCGTTACGAAGTGGGGATATTACGACGATAAGCGTTCGGTACGTTTGACCGACAATGCGCAAATGGCGGTTGAAGATCAATCATGGGTCAAAAAGCGCGAAGAGGCTCAGGCGTTAATCGATGCGCTGGCGTCGACGCCAAGCGAAACCGTAGCCGATCAAATGGAAGCCGCCGCCAACTCGACAATCGAAGAATTGAAAGCACAATTGGCAGATGCGACAGCCGCCCGCGATAAACTGCCTGAGGCGCATTCGACCAATCGGATTAAGGCAAGCCAAGATCGATCGAGACACCGCGAATGAAAAGATCAAAGAGACCGCCGGGCTCGTTGACGACCAAGGGCAAGGACGAACCCCGGCGGGCGATTACATGGTTGTCAGAGCCTTACGGGTTGGGCTGCATCAATTCTTGTGCTGGCTCTTGCCGTTGATCTTTTTCGAAGCGCGTTCGGCTTACAGCGAAACCAAACGCAAAGAAAAAGCAAACGAGAAGCGCGCCAAAACCCGGCGCAAGAATGCCAACACCTATGACGCCGAATATAGCGAGGTCGACCCGTTCGAGGATCGTGACCCGCTAAGGCTTGGTGCCGGCGGGTATTATGAAGAGCGCAGCGCAGCCGAGCAGGCCGAACTTGATCGGCTGAAAGAAGAGCAAAGCCAGGCAGAAGGCCCGAACGGTGTTGAACCTAATCCAGGTTATGAAAACGGCGAGCAAGCTTCACATACCGAAACCGAGACAGGGGCATCAGATGAGCATGATGAAGGCGACCAACCGCGCCGCTCGAGCGAGTGACGCCCAACGCAACGCCACGAAGCGCCGGGAAGGCCGGTTTGATGCAAATGGTGTGTCACGCCCGTCTTTGCGTGCGTTTCAGGATCCCGGTGATCCGGTCACAATCGGTTGGGGTCACACATTGCCGATCGAAATCAATGGCGAGACGCGAAAGCCCCGGCTTGGCGATCAAATTACGGCTGAATACGCTGATAAGCTTTTCGATCAGTTCGCCGCACCCATGGCCGAAGAGCGCATCGACCGGTTTTTTCCAGATATTCCGCTGACTCAAAATCAACGCGATGCACTGTTTGATTTCTGTTACAATATCAGCCTTCGAACATTGACGGCCGCAAAGTTCACGCTTGGCGACTTGATCCGATCCAATCAGACTTCAAAAGACTTGATGCTCGAATGGTTTCCAAAGTATCGAAACCCGCGAACCGTGTTCGAACAAGGTCTCTATCGCCGCCGTATCTGGAATGCGTGCGTGTTCCTTGGATGTGATGTGGTGATTTCTGAACGCCTGGCATGGGATGCCGAATTGCGGCGCGGGCCGAATAACGAAATCAGTTTCGCGACGGATCCACAATTGATCTACTATCGCGCGCTGACTGAAACCGAAAAGCAGGCCAAGCCAAAGCCTATTCAAGATCCTGTTATTGAGCCGCCCGAGCCGATAGCAGAACCCGAGTCGCCCCGGCCGGTCGCCGCGCCGTCTGATACCCCCCACCCGTCAGATGATGCACCGTCCCCGCCGGTCGGGGTGGCAACCAAGCCAAAACCGCCAAGCGAAACCAAGCCGGTGCGAAGACGCTTGCCGCCATCACCGCAGGCCCCTCGAGCCGATCCCGACGAAATCCAGTTGACCCGCCCGGAATTCTGGTCGCTGCAATTGCTGGTGTTCGGGCGCGTCGCTTTGGCCTTTGGTCTTTTGCCGGCGGCGTTCAGTGACCTTATTCTCGACCCGGCGTTTCAATCGGCCATTGGCGGCTCGGCGGCGATCTATATCGCAATGTTCATGCGCGCGAGAGCCGAGAAGCAGGCCGAGCGCAAGCGGGCGAAACGCGTTTTAGAAAGGGCAGACGATGTTTGAACAGTTTGAAAGCTTGCCGCTCATCGGTGCGCTGATTTCGGGCGTGTTGGCGACCGTGTTTTTCTTTTTGAACGGCTATCGAGAAAAGCAGGAAGGCCGGCGCGAAGCCGAAACGGAACACATGCAAGAAAGCATGAAACAAGATCAGGAAATAAGGGACCGATCAGATGAAATCGAAGACACTTCTCGCGCCGCTCGCGCTCACACTGATGATGGCGGCGAGTTGCACGACGACGCCCCCGACTACCACTTTCGAGACTGATGAACTTGTTTTGCTTGGATCGATCGAGGGCGCCTTCAAACCAATCGTGGCGTCACGATCCGATACCAAGGAAACCCGGGCCCAGGTCATCGCGCACAATAACGCTTATTGGTGCATCTTTCCCGATAAGCGGCCGGCGGCGTTTGATAAAGAGATTTGCGAGAGCGATTAGGGCCCGACATACCATTTCGGATGCCCGCTATCATGCACCAGATACCAAAGCGCGGTCACAATTGGCGGTGTTATGTTTTTTGCGCCGGTGCGAAGCTCATTGATGTAAGAGGCGGCTTTTCGTTTCGGAAATCCTAGCGAGATCCCGAGTTGCTCGCTGTTCATTTCGATGATTTCGGTTTGAACAAAGCGAAACAGTTCTGGCGTTATATATTTTGGATGTTCTAAATTGGTAAAATCGTCGGGATTCATTCTGATCTCCTTACGTAGTTTGAATCTCTCATTTAGCCCCGCAGCTTTCGCCGCGGGGCAGGATGAGACATCCTAAGCCGCTTCCCGGTCTTTCAGGAATTGCGCGAGGTCAAAAACCTCAGTTTCAAACTCATCGACCTGCTTTTCCAGATCATTGAGTTCATCTTCAAGACCACGCCCGCCGGTTAGGATGGATGAGGCCAAGTAACTAGCGACCAATGACAACAGAGTAAGACCTATTGCAATGGCGAGAGCTTTGACGCTCTCAGATCCGGCTATATTAACCGGCTCGCCATGCGCGACCGCCTTCGCCAAACTGGCTTCGGTTTCGCGCTCGACTCGCAAGGTGTCTTGCAAGTCGCCTGCTAGTTGGATCATCGCGGCTTGAGTCAGCGGCCCGGCTTTTCCATCTAGCGCGCCTGTATATTTGCCTTTCAGCATTAACAGGCGTTGCGCCGCCAAGATATCGTCGCCAGAAGCGATCGAAAGCTCATTCTTGGCGGTGGCGATCCGTTCCCGCACGATGGGAAGTGAAGCCGCGGCTTCGTCATATGTCGCCTTGGCGGTGACATACTCGGCCCGTTTTTCATCAACGGCGCCATTCAGAGCGAATGAGTTGCCGGTGATGTCGCCTGGAATGCACACGGCCAAAAGACCAAGCGCAAGCAGCGTGCCTTGCAGGTTGCCCTGCTTTCGTGTGACGGGAATCGCGAATGTCACAACGAAGGCCATGGCGGCTATAACGCCGCCGGTTGGACCAACACCCCAGATCGACGGGAAGGCCGTCTGGTATCCCTGAAAGCTCAGGTTGGCGCTAATCAAAACAATCAACGTTCCAAGGAACGCGATTGAGCATGAAACAACAATGCGTAGCATGATTGAGTCCTTATTCTTTGCCCATATGGGCGGTTGCTGATGAGGCTCATCAGGCGGGTCACAGTCCCCGCGACGGGCCGAAGCCCGTTTCGCCTAGTTAACAGATGTTTCGTTATCGTCTTCGCCGAGGAACGTTGAAACCTCTTTGTTGAAGGCTTCGATTTCAGTTGCGCGACGTTCATAATATTCATCCATGAGAACATCTCCGGCTTTTAGGGCCGTTGTGATGCGCTTCATTTTTGCTTTGAGGTCTGCAACGCGAAGAGAAGATTTAGACTTAGCCATGAGAGGCTCCTTTGCTTGCCCATGCGGGCGGTTATGGCCACAGCGGCCAGAAGGTGAGCCCCGAAGGGTTCTGAGTTAGGCGTTATCGAAAAAACCATTTTTGAGGTCGTCTTGTTCGATATCGTCATACTGATCTTGATGAACACTCGTTCCAGAGCGAAAGTTATAAGTTAAAACGCCTTCGCTTTTCAGTTTTGAAATGTCTTCGTCATCGTTGCCCGCGTCGCGTAATGCTTGCTCGGCTATTTGTTGCGCCTCTTGTGCAGTTGACGCAAAACCAATGATTTCAGCTGAACGAGTGTGATCGTCTAAAACAGGAAAAGTCATAATGGTGTCCTTTATGTTGCTCACCATCAGACCGCTGTGATTGTCTGAGACCCGTAAGTGGGTCAGTCTGTTCTCTGCGATGTCAAATAGCTTAGTCTTGGTTAGTTAGGTTGGGGGCCTAAGCCCCTTCCCCTGTTTCTTTGTTTTTTTGATCTCGGATCCGCTGGGCCATTCGGCCTAATTTTTTCGCTTTTTCGAGGTCTTCGGTCTTCTCAGTCATTGCGGTGTGTCCCTTTCTGCAATAACTAATAAATAGCACTTCTTGTGCTATTGATCAAGCACAAGAAGTGCTATAAATGCAGAAAAATGAAAAAAGATGAGTTATCCGATTTTCGCGCTGCGCTTGGCATGACGCAAGCGGCCTTTGGTGAGTGGCTCGGCGGCGAGGTCGGGCGAAAGCCATATTCGGCAAATGTGATAAGCCGATATGAAAGCGGGCGCGCTGACGTTCCATGGGCCATCGCGGCGGTGATCTATCGCAAGCAGCTTTCAGACTTAAAGCAAAAGCACGCTGAAAACGAGTCGGGTGTGGAGTAACTATGCCCAAAAAAGCGGAGTAACTGCGCTTGTGGACAATTCCCAAAACTGTAGTAAAATATGGTGGTTCGGGGGAGACTTGAACTCCCGACCTCACGATTATGAGTCGTATTATTCCAAATTCTATTCTTGGGTGATGCTCCATTTTCCTGCATCATTGGATGCAGATTTTTGGGACATTTGGATTTAGTTTGCTGAAAATCCGATTTGGGGCGGGCCGTCTTGATAGTTGTGACCAATAACCGCTTGATAGTGATCGATTAACGTTGATCCATCTGGCATGACAGTGTCGGCCATAAACTCGCGTTCTACCGTTGTGATTCCGCCTTCAATGGCGACCTTCTTCGCTTTCACAAGAAGAACTAAGGCGCGCCATAGCGATCGCTCGAGTTGATCCGCCTGCTTCGCTGTTTTTCCGGATGTGTCAGGCCGTGGTTGCGATAGCTTATAGGCAAATTCGGGCCGGTCGTGGCTTGGCGGCAATTGGAAAACGATATAGTTTTCGGCTCGGTCTTCAAAAACCGCTATTCTGTCCGCGCCGAGTTTGCGAAGCATATCTTTTATTTCTGCTTGAGACTGCGAAACTGAAACTTTTGTGTTTTCGGCATATCTGGCCATAGGTCTTTCCTTCTATCCGTTGCGCTGTTTCGAAAAATCTGTTCGATCAAATAATTCTTCAATCAGCTTTCCGCGTTCGTCCGAAAGCATGTCGGTTGCGACGCTGCGGACTACACACGAGACAATTCCAATGACAGCAAGAACCTCGACAATTCCCCATTGAGTAAACGGCTTCGAACCCAAGAAGAACGCTAAACACACCGGAATAAGAGATTCAAAAACACTTTTAAACATCGCTTTAGTCATGGGTCTTTCCTTCTATCCATTGCGCTGTTTCAAACGCATCTTTTGAGCCTTCACAGCCTGTTTGATGTTGGGGTGAACGTATCGATCGAGTGTGCTGGCCTGTTTGTGGGCCGATCTTGAACGAATTAAATCACGATCGACATTCGCGTCGCCCAACTCGGTTAGGCCGCCATGTCGAACGCTGGCCAGGGTAATCGCGGCGGTGATACCGGCTTTGGATCGAACCCGGTTGAAGATCTTGCTCGGGTCGCTGATCGGGCGCCATTCGTTTTCGTAAATGCGCCGGCCATGTCGTTTTTCACGTTGGCAAAGATTGCCTTCGGAATAGGGCAGCATTCGAAACAGGTTTTCAAGTTCAGGAAAAAGGCATTCGCCGGAATCGGGATCGTCGAGCGGTTGCCATTTCCCGTTGCCGGTTTTGTTGGTGCGGACAAATAGAAGCTGTTCGCGCCGCTCGGGTCGCCAGTCTTCAAAGCTCGTTAGCGCGAAGACCTCATCGCCCCTGATATGAAAATCCCACATCAACCTAAGGCCAAACGCGAAGCCGATTTCGCCCATGGCAATCGCGGCCGAGGTCAGAGCGGTCAATTGTTCATATGTGGCGGCGTTGGTTTCTTGGCGTTCGCGGTGTTTCATTTTGAGGGCGGCGAAAGGGTTGTCTTTCGGGATGTATTCTTCTTCGGTGATGCGCACCAAGTCCCAAGCGTAGCGAATAGCTTTCACGCACCGATTGCCGGTGTCGAGTCCGTGGCGTTCGACAAGCTTTTTGTGCATGTTGTCGGCGGTCTTGATCCGAATTTCCGAAAGAAACTTGTCTGAAAAGGTCGCGCCGCTTTTGAGTTTCAGGCCGGTGATATAGTTCGCCTGGCGTTGATAGGCGTCTTGTGAGCTCTTGGATAAGCTCACGACATCTTCATGACGTATAAAATGATGCATCAACCAACCGACAGTTCCAGGCTGCAAATCGACTCGGGATCCGCCGCGCCATTCGGCAAGCCGTTCGTTTAAGGCGCGGGCCATGGTGAACGCTTCAAGCATGTCGCCGCCAAGGGTTTGAAATCGCAGAAATGAAGGCGCGTCGGGATCCGCCTTGGCTTTTGCCAGATCCCGCGAACCTGGTTGCCATCCATAAGAGATCCCGTTTTTGTTTTTTTTGATCTTGATGTTGGGCGGCCGCTCGAGGCTCACTGAAATTCGTCCTCTTCTTCGGCCATGTTGTCGTTCTGCGCGAGACGGGAGAGCGCCTGGTCCAGTTCGATCTTTAGCCATGCTTGTTCTTCCCCCGCCCGCTGATAGGGCTTTGGATAAAGGCCCTTTCGAACATGGCAGCGAAACACAGCTATCGACGGCGCGTCAACATACGCCGCCGCCATCTCGGCGCGCATCCGGGCCGGCCAATTGGGGAGTATGAGCGCGCGATCGCTCATTATGCGTCGACCCGAACCTTTGATATTTTCATAAAATCGGAAAAAGTTAGATCAGGAAGCGCGTCCGCAATGTCCAGATATTTGGAATATCTCGCTTTTGATTGTGATTTTGCTGCAACCGTTGATGTTGATATCTCCCCATCGAATTCAATTTCAATAGAGAAAAGCCGCCAAGGGTCTTCGATCTTGTTCAGGTGATCGCGAAGCGCGCGGCGTCCATCTTCAGTAACTGAAAATGACACGACACGGTCATCTTTGTAATTCCTAGACCAATAAGCAGAATCTTCGAATTCCCTGGCTTCATTCAGACTGGCAACATATCGATTGCGATAGCTTTCGCGCATTGGATCAACCGGGCGACCGAGCGCATGATCAATGTGATCCATCATCTTGCTTTTTAAGTATCGGTTCGCTTGCATCAATCTGACTCCGCGTTCGGCGACCATCGCCATTTGATCAAGACGCCCGTGAAAGGCAGTCCGTGAACTTGATCGAACCAATCCCGCATAGCTTCCCAGCTTTCAAATCCGTCAGATTTGGCAAAGTATCTCAATACATCGGGATTTTGGCTAAAATTGCCGGTGGACTTATCGTAAACGCTATTCTCGGAAATTATAATCTCCCAAACCGCTGTTACATAAGGATCAGGATCAACAAGCTTTCGGCATGATGGGGATCGCATTCCGGTATAAAGTTGGACCGGCTCACCGACGCGAGCATGTCGAGACTTTTTCCGAGGCGCACGTATCGTCTGGTTTTTCTTTCCGGTTTCCACATCGCGTGCAAATTGTTTCATGAAATTGTAAGCAACCATCTACTCGCCCCCCTGTGCTGACATCTGAGGAACCGCGGGCGGCGACAAACCTTCCGGCGGAATGACTGGGATAAATGCAATCGGCCGGTGATTTCGGAAATACGCGAATGATTGACCGTCAAACCAACCAAAACGCCCGTGAACGTCTGGAAGGTAAGTGGCCCGCATGACTCGCTTGCCGCACGTCAGCCAGGCTTGAAAACCCAACATGGGCGAAGCCTTTTGAATATCAAAACACCAGTCTTGTTCGCTGGGCGCGTCGTAACGCCTAAGCGCCAAGCGGATCAGCTCAGCCATTGAAACATCGAGAGCCTTGGCGGTTTCAAACGATCGCGCATAGTCCCCCGGCTCGAGGTATGCATTGACCAGTTTTTTAGACCGGCCGGCGCTTGGCGGGGCTGCGCGAAGAACGGAACGGCCATCTTTTTGGGTCATGGGTTCGGTCTCTCATCCCATGTTCGACCATCGAGAAGACGTCCGGCGAACTTTTTACCAACTCGCTGTTGCGGATAACCGTGATCAACATATTCGCCGTCATAACTAAATCGGCACATATGATCAGTCTTTGTTGGCCACTCTCCCTCGCTTGAGTCTTCAAGTGGTTTCCACTCGCCCCATTGCTTGAAGTGAAACGGAACACTGGCTTGAACGCACTGATCACGCAAATCGCGATACCAATCAGGATGGGCGGGACGGGCGTTTGTTCCGCTTTCGCCGCCAGTGATGACCCAATCAAGCGGGCGATACATCGGCCCGCTACGGTCGCCCGGCCAAACCCCATAAAAATCCTCAAACGAATCTTTCCAATCGTCGGCAGTGCCGTGCCATTCGGACTCCATTTGCTCCCAAGTTGGCGCGGTCAAAGCGTCCATTGTCGAATCGCCGTCGATATCAATAACAGTTAAGTCTATTGGCCCGACGATTGGTTCAATAGAGAGAAAACGTTTAGCCGCCGAGACATTGAAAAGGTGCGGAATGTTCCGATTGGCTATCTCTTGATTTTCAACAGTCGTCCCAAGCCAAACATTCGGATAGCCAGCGCCCCAATCATCGGGAAGCATCTTAGCGATATTCTGCGGTCGCTTTGTCAGAAGCAACCAAACCAAGCGGTCACATTCCTTGATCAACTTCCATAGATCAGCGCGCCAATCGGCGGGAACCTGATTATCGAAGACATCGGCAAGCGATGCGCAGAAAACAAAGCGCGGGCGACCATGCTCAGACTTCCAAGCGTCGGCGTCTCGTTGCCAGCGTCTCGGATTGTTCCATGTCTTTTCAGATGTTCGGCGGCGCTCGTGATTGCCCCATTCGACATCACCAAAACGCTTTGACCAGCTTTCAGCATAACAATTATCACAAGCCGGACTGATCTTTGTGCAGCCTATCCACGGGTTGAAGGTGGAGTCGGTCCATTCGATTTTTGACTTTTCAGCCATCGCCTAAATCTCCCCAAGCGCCATTAAATAGACGTCCAAGATTTGCTCTTGTTCCTCGCGTTCCTGTTTGTCCTGTTTGCGAAGCTTCACGCATTGGCGAAGGGCCTTGGTATCGTAGCCCATGGCTTTCGCTTCGGCGTAGACGTCCTTAATTTGCTCGGTGACTTCCTTCTTTTCCTCTTCGAGCCGTTCGATCCGGTCGACGGTCTGGCGAAGCTTTTCGCGGGCGCCGTCTGAAAGACTGGTCGTGTTGATCAAATCGGGGCCGTTGGCGGCGCTGTTATGGCCCATGGCGGACTCCATTGTGGTTTTGAGTATGCCGCCGGCGAGCCCGTCATTCTCGGTTCTCTGATGAGCGGGCAGATCCTCGGCGGTGATCAGGATCTTACGGGAACCGTCTTGGTTCTTAGCGCTGACAATGCCGTTCGCTTCAAAGCGCTCCATGATCGTGGCGGCGCGATTGTATTGCACTTTTAATTGACGCTGCAAAAACGACACGCTCGGCCGCTGCGCGCTCACCATGGCTTTCAGTCCATCATTGTAGCCAATCGGCACAAACTGAATTTCGTCGGTCATGCGAGCGTCCTTTCTGGAATTTGGTAGGAAAGATGCGACCAGGCGGTCAGGTCATCATTGACGCCGGCAAACAGGCGAACAATCAGAACGCAGGTGTCATCGACGAAATAATCAACGGTCGGGCCGAGAAAGCACCGCTGTTCACGCGTGCGGGTGGCGATATGTTCCGCCGTCCAGTTTTCATCTGGAAACCGCTCTTTGCACACCGAGCGTAAGACGCCGGGAATCTGATCATTGGGAACTTCAATCCAGTCATCAGGCATCGGGCTTTTCCTCGTTAATATCGGCGAGGGTCTGGCCAAGTTGCTGCATCTTGGCGACGTCGACCGGGTGGCCTTGTTGGAGAAGCTCGATTGACGTCAGAATACAGGTGGCGGCGGCTCTCAATGTATCTTCGAGAACATCGATCCGGCACAAAAGGGCGCGCTCGAGGGCGCTTTGGCTGTTTTGCAGCATCGGTCTTGTGTCTAGGTCTTGCTGGGTTTGCATGTGCAGATCTCGCGTGTTGGCGCCCGCTTAGGCGTCCTTGAACGTGTTGTGATTTCACCGCTGCGCTTTTCGGGTCGAACATGGCGCTGGCGACATTCGCTTCGCTGCAGGCAAACATTGTCTGATGTGTGCCAGCCTTTGAAACGGCGAATATGTTTAGAGCCTAGAACGATGAAGCCATCGTCGCCGGGCTTGGCGTCGGGATTTAACGGCCCGCATCGCCCAGGGCATCCACATGTTCCGCGCTGCAGGATCCACAGCGCTTGAATGCTGATCGTCTCGACGGGCAATTTCTTTGCTTTCGCCGCGGCGCGTGCAGATCGCTCCAAGCCTTTCAGCCGTTTGAGTTGATCAGCCGGGAGTCCGAGAAGGGTGGGCAGTTTAGCCATTCAATGACGCGATCAATAGATCGATCTCGAGCGTTTTGATCCGCGCATCGACTTTGCGTTTAAGCGGCATCACGTCGTTTGCGAGTTTCGCAAGGTCTTCGGGGCGTTCCGAACGCAAGCCTTTAATGATGCCGGCGCGCATTGACCGGGCTTCGTGCAACTTGGATCGCGTCATGTGGTGAGTGAGATCAAACATTTTCAGAGTCCTTTTTAACAAGAGAGAGGGTTGGTTTTTTGGGTTTGGAGAATCTGGCGTCGAAGGCGTCGGCGCGATCCTCGCTGATGACATGCTCAAGTTCGGATTGGCGCTCTTCAAGGAAGGCGAGGCCATAGTTCAAGTCGGTCATTTTCTGGTCGTACATCATTTGCAACAGGCGCTTGCGGCGGCGAATTTGGTCGATGTCGCGGCTGACCTTGCGCAATTCTTCGTCGGGTGTTCGATCGAGGATAAGCATTAGTGCCACACTCCATTTTTGGTCCGCATGGCGTTTGCCTTTGGGCGACGGGTTCCGGTTCGATTGCTGAAATTAGCGTGCCATTTTTCCATTCGGGCGCGGCTGTCTTCGATTTCAATGAGTGCCTCCGCCGTAGAGCGAAGTTGGCGGTTCGAGCCTTTGGAGCCATTGGCTCGCACTGATTCGATCTTGCTTTGGATGCGAGTTTCAGTGTCGGTCATGCGTGTTTATTCCGTTATGCAAACAACAAAGCCGGTCCCGAGCGATCGGAACCGGCGCTTGTTATGAAAGTGACTGTTCGGCGTCTTGAGCGGCGAGTGTAGCAAGCCAAAGTTGGCCGCCCGGTGTCGCTTCAATCAGTTTTGTCACTTCCCGCTTGATCTCCATTTCCTCGGCTTGGCGAAGTACAGACATCCAATTGCGCTGTAATTCGATCCGAGCGGTGATCATCGGTGTCGTTTGCATATCGAAAGCTCCTTTTGGTTTGTCTCGATGAATAACAAATAATAGGACAAATCCTATTCGTCAATAGGAAAATAGGAAATATCTTATTTGGAATAATGTTGATTCAAAATGCGGGTTATGAAACAGGTCGCCCAGCATTGTTCGGGAGATTACTTATGAGACTTGTATTTCTAGCGATCGTGAGCGTGTTCAACATTCTTTCGGCGGGTGCGCAGGAAGCCCCGCTTCATTTGCCCGAAGACATACAAAAAGAGGTTGTCAAAGATCTGAAAGACCCGGACAGCGCTACGTTTCGTCAACTAAGCACGGGGCAGGCGGCGGATCGTATTTATTATTGTGGGGAACTAAACGCGAAGAACAGCTATGGCGGCTACATCGGTTTCAAGCGTTTTGTATATAATGGAAAAGGCGTGATGATTTGGGGCGACTCTGCAATGCGCTCGGCATTAGGCGACCAGTTGTTCGAAAAAGCCTTTGAGAGAAACTTTAGCGTTTGTAATACTTATTTGGATTAGTGCAGGATGTTTTATTCGCCAGGCTGTCGCGGAAACGTCATCACCCCAAAGCGCGGCCAATCCAAACAACTCGGCCAATAACATCTAATATGCTTATGTCAGTAATTCGAAATGTCTCATAAACTGGATTGTCTGATTTTACGATGACTTCCTTGGTCTGAAGGTCGCGCTGGCAGCGCTTTATAAGAAGCTCCCCTTCAAATGAAAGAATATAAATTCCGTCTCGAACGATACGATTGACCGTGCGGTCAACGAGCACTTTGTCGCCATCATGCAGTGTTTCCCACATTGAGTCGCCGGCGACCTGTATTACGGCTAAATCATTCGAATTTGCTCTCGTTAATCGCGCAAGTTCTTGTTCTCCGTAAGGTTGATATCCCGTAGGTTCGCCGTCTTCCACAAGCGCGCCAGCGCCAGCGCTTGCCCTGATATCGAATATAGGAACTGACAACAAGTTTTCGGAGCCTATCATTCTAGGAGCACCAACAGGAATTCCCTCGTCTTTGTAATTATCCGGTGATCCGCCAATCAATTCAGAGATGCGCTTTCGAACATCCTCAGGAAGAACGCGAGGGGAATTTCGAGTCAAAAATTGCTGAAGGTAAGCATGATTTCTCCCAACGGCTTTCGACAAGTTTTTAAGATCCCAATCATCGGATTGACTGATCGCATCAACAAGTCGTTTGCGGGCGGGTGTAAGATCTACATTTGTCATAGACCTTTTTCCTACTAACACAAAAATCTTACCAATAGGAATTGACCTATCCTATTAATAGGATTAAGTTTCCTATCACTATGGACCTAGATATTTCCTTTCTGCAAGAAATTGAATCGTTTTTGCGCTCATCAGGCATGACCGCAACTAGACTCGGCGAGAGCTCGGTCAAAGACCCCAATCTTGTCTTCGATGTTCGAAAAGGCAGGTGGTGCAAGGGGCCGCTTAAAAGGCGGGTTTTGCAATACATTCAAGCTTACGAATCCAAGGCCCCGCAAAGCGAGGCCGCTTGATGGTTTGGACAGTAACAGATCATGCATCGCGGCGAATTCGGAAGCGGCTTGGCATTTCCAAAAGTGCCGTGCGCAGAATCGTGGATGCGGCCGAAAACGAAGGTTTAAAAAGTGTGGATGTGTCTGGGTCTTTGCGACGCTACATGGATAGCTTCTATTTTAATAGTCATCCGTCTAACCGCGTCGTCGTGCACAACAACTATGCGTTTTGCCTCTGCGACGATACGCTGATCACGGTTTTGTTGTTGCCGGGCAAGTTTCGTCGGGGGGCAGCGCTTAGAAAAGTCGCTGATTCCCAGCGATGAGCGGTTGTGTAGATTTAAGCGCTCAGTTCGCCGCCTTGCGCCCGCCGGGCGGGTTTAATCTGATCATGGCGGATCCGCCGTGGCGGTTCAAAGTCTATTCCAAAGAGACCGGCCTGAAAAAGTCGCCGCAAAATCACTATGATTGCATGACGCTTGACGATATTGCGGTCATGCCCGTTGAAACGCTCGCCGCTGATGATTGCGTTTTGTGGTTATGGGCGACTAATCCGATGTTGCCGCAAGCGATCGATGTTTTGCAGCGTTGGGGCTTTGAATTTAAGACCGCCGGCACCTGGTCGAAGCGTAACCCGGCGACAAACAAGCCGGCTTTCGGGACCGGCTATATTTTGCGCTGCGCCTCCGAGCCGTTTTTGATCGGCACGCGAGGCAATCCGAAAACATCGCGAACCGTTCGAACCTTAATCGAAGGCAAACGGCGCGAGCATAGCCGAAAGCCCGATGAAGCGTTTGACGCGGCGGTGCAGCTTATGCCCGAGGCGCGGCGCTTAGAGCTCTTTTCCAGACAATCGCGCCCCGGTTGGGCGACGTGGGGTCATGAGGCCGCGAAATTTGATGAGGTGGACGCATGACCGCCTATTACAATGAAATCGACCCCAAAGCCGCAGCATGGCTGCAAGAGCTCATCAATATGGGAGAAATACCAGATGGCGACGTCGACACCAGAGACATTAGAGATGTTTTGCCCTCTGACCTTGGGGGCTACGCCGAGTGTCATTTCTTCGCCGGAATCGGCGTGTGGGCAAGAGCCAAACGCGACGCCGGACTCAATGTTGAAGGACAATTCTGGTCCGGTTCCTGTCCTTGCCAACCTTTCAGCGCGGCAGGCCAAGGAAAAGGGTTTGATGACGAGCGGCATTTATGGCCGGCCTGGTTCCACCTCATCACGCAGTGCAGCCCTTGCGTCATCGTTGGCGAACAAGTTGCGGCAAAAGACGGACTCGCTTGGCTCGACACTGTTCACACTGACTTGGAAGACGCGGGCTACGCCGCAAGCGCGCTTGATTTATGCGCTGCGGGCTTCGGGGCGCCGCACATCCGACAGCGCCTTTATTTTGCAGCATTGGCCGACGGCGCGCCAGTTGGCGAGTTGGTCGACAGCCTCAGCGCGCGACCACAAAGACAGCGAGGGTATGGCGACCGAGGGGGTGAACCCGGACGGATCGAAGAGAACGCGCCTCGATCAATTGCCGAGACATGCGGCGCTCGCATCGTGGCCAACACCAATGGCGGGGACGCCAGCGCAGAACGGAAACAATGCGGCGGGCAACAACGATTACAGCCGGAAGGTTGTGGACGTCACGTCATGGCCGACGCCGAGAGCCGAGGACAGCGAGAGTTGCGGCGGACACCGCGGCGCGCTGGACAGCCTCACAGCGGCAACCAAGGGCCTCGGCGAATTGACAGGCCCGGCCCGGTTAACGGCTTCTGGCGAGATGCTGACTGGCTGCGATGCCGGGATGACAAGTGGCGGCCAGTTATCAGGGGCGCAGGCAATGCAATCGTTCTCCCGCAAGCGACGGCGTTCTTAGAAGCGCTTGACGAAACCATTAAAGAAGGTGTGACGGCATGAGCATAGGCCCATGGTTTAAATGTTATCCGGCGGACTGGCTCGAGGGGATCCGCGATCTCTCTATGCCGGCGCAGGGTGCGTATGCGCATTTGGTCATGCGGATCTATGATGGGGCCGACGCGATCCGGGCCGATGATCGCAGAATAGGGCGGTGGCTCAATTCAAACAAAGCCGGATGGGTGAAAGTCCGCAAAGAATTGATCGCCGAGGGAAAGCTTGTCGAGCTCGCAGACGGCTCATTGATCAACGTTCGATGCCTTCGCGAAATGGCCAATCAGTGCAAAAGCTCGAAGCAAGTTCCGCCCTTCATTCGGACAAGAATTGAGAAACTTTGCGATTTGTTTTCCGAAACTTATCCGAAACTTATTCAAAACAATCGCGAAACTTCGCCAGAAACGCGTTTAAAAACAACGCCCCTTAAAGAAGCCAGAATCCAGAAGCCAGAGTCATCATCTAAAGATGATGGGGCGCTCTTTGAAAAAGAGACGCTGGCAATCCCCAAAAAACGAAAAACCAAAGCGCCTCGATCGAGGGGAACGCGCATCGCCCAATTCACGGCACTTGGACCGAAAGACTACGCCTACGCCACATCCAAAGGCATGACCCCCGGAGACATTCAAAATGAGTTCGAACAGTTCAGAAATCGCCACGCGGAAAAGGGAACAATCTCGCACGACTGGCCGGCAAGCTGGCGAACATGGGTCGGCAATTGGCAGAAATGGCGAAAGCCAAACACCGCAAACGTTCGGGGCGCAAATCAAGCCGGCTCTGGACAATTTGAAGCGTTTGCGAACGAATTGGATGAATACGCCGGTGGGCGAGAGCCTCGGCGCGAAGATGTCAGCGCAGACTCGAGCGTCTTCACTCTTGACCTTGAAGCAGTTGCAGGCGGTCGGTAGCTCAGCCGATTATGCCCGGATTATTCAGCGGCTTGTCAACCTTTATCCGATGGCCGGTGATTCTCCGAAAAGCGTTGTCGAAGATTGGGTTCGCAAGTGCCAGGACTTCCCGCTCGCATCGGTGTGGTGCGCGTATGATGCGATGATTGAAGAGCCTGGACGGTTTCGCCCGAGCCTTGGCGACTTTCTGGTCAAGGTGAAGCTGCACGCGAACGGGATCGAAAGTATCAAGCAAAGCATCGAGAAGGCGGCGTGATGAGCGATGAAGCCGGGATTGAACATGATGCAGAGACGCCGGTGAACGCCGGGCCGAGAGCGTATGACGTTACGCTTTTGGTGAACGCGATTGTTTGGGCGGCTCTGATCGGGGCGCTGTGCTTCTTGTTTGTTCGCTACGAGTATGAGCGCAAACAACTTCTTCGCGTGGCGTCGCAAGCGTGCGTCAAGCGGGTTGATATTCATCGCTATGGTGATCTCTGCCACCCAAACGTTGACGGCCTGGATTGTGATGAAACAGGCCATTCGACCCTGATCAGCTGGCATGTCGCGGTTGATTATGAGTGCGCTCATCTGGGCCCAGGTATCATTGATGAAGCGTGGTCGGTGCGAGCGAAGTCTTTTCCGGCGCATGATGTTAAAGCGTGCCGGCCTTATACAAATTGTGAGGTCAATGCGTGATGCAGGCGGCGCGTGCAGTCTTGCCCGACACTGCGGCCGATCAACTCGACTTGTTCGAGCCGTGTCCGATTGCGCGCTTTTATGTCTTAGCCTCAAACGCTCGGCGCGCGCCGAACGCATTGGCGCCGATCAAAACACGGGCCACCAAGATCATTCCGGAAGCGACCAATCCGCGAACTGTTCAAGGCTTTCGCCGGCGCTTATCGATTGCCCGAACCGTCTTGTCGGAAGGCGGGACGATTTCAGAGTTTGGCCGGCGCATCGGGCTTGGCACACAGTCCGCTTCGAAGTGGATTAGAGACAATGCGTCTGACCTGCATTCAGAGTTTTTGAATCAACGCCATCCTATGGTTCTTTGTCCGACAGAGCGGGTTGCGCGATTGCGAGCGATCCAAGCGGGCCAAGAGCTCGGCCTAAGTTATAAGCTGATTGGCTCGGCGATCGGGATCTCTGCCAACCGGCTGCGCATTTGGCTCGAGGTCTGGGCGCCTTACGGTGTTGAAGATGCGCTCGAGCTTGAAGAGGTTGGCGACGATGAGGCGTTTGAAGCGCCGAGAGAAGAGGAAGCGGCGTAATGGGGGCGCATTCAAACCTCTATAAACTTGCCATATGGCATAAGGTTTTGAGGCCGTCGCAGCTTGCCAATGAGCCGTTGTGTGCGTTTTGTTTGGCGAAAGGCATCACGACGCTTGCCGAAGTGGTCGACCACATCAAAGCGCATCGCGGCGACAAAGTCTTGTTTCTCGATCCGGACAATCTTCAGAGCTTGTGTAAAGTCTGTCACGACCGCGATAAGCAAAGCGAAGAGCAGCGCGGCTATTCTTTAAGCATAGGTGAGGACGGTTGGCCGATAGATCCGCGCCATCACTTCTTAACAAAAGGTTAATATTAAGGGAGGGGTGCCCCTCTTTTTCAAAATTTTTCGGTCAGGGACCGGTGGTGGGACAGCGACGCGCACTGTGTCAAAATTCAGAGAAAAAGGTAAAATTCAATGCCGAGGGGCCGCAAGCCAAAACCTGCAACAGTTCACGAATTGCATGGAACTCATCGTCGAGATCGGCATGGGGAAGCAGGGAAAATTGGCGCAAATTCTGCGAATTCTGCGGTAAAGGCTCTTAAAACCGCGCCGCGCGATCTTACGAAGGATGAAAAGACGCATTGGCGATATTTCATCAAGCTCTTGTCGGAGATCGGAACCGATGTCGCCTTTGTTCCTGATGAGCAGGCGCTAAGATTGTTGGTTTCACTTCGGGTCGACTACACGCACGCTTGCGAAGAGCTTGAAGAAAATGGGCACTATTATTGGAGCGAAACAAAAGCGGGCGGCATGTTGCGGAAAGCCAATCCGGCAATCGCTGCGAAGCGCCAAGCTGAAACACGTATCTATGCGATGCTCTCCGAATTTGGACTCACGCCTAGCGGGCGGGCGCGGCTCGGAAACGATCTTTCAAAACCTAATCAGAATCCAAAGGACAGATTTTTCTCATGAAAAAACACATTCTAATTTTACTTGTGATGTCGCTATTTCTTTTTGTCGCTTGTGAAAGCGAGGAGGCGAAAACCGAGCGACTTGCAAAACACGAAGTCGCCAAAGATCTTGCATTCACTCAGGGCCAAAATTGCAGGCGCGCTGACACTTTAAAAGACTGCCTCGACGCTTGTTCAAGCGCCTATGTGACGGACGGCTTCACCAACGACCCTGATACAGACTACAGAAGATCTTGCAGAAGCGGAGCGTTGGCCGAGCCTCGAGAAGAGGATGTCACCGATTAACCCGGTTTTTGAATACGCTTCAAAAGTCACGGCGGGCGAGATCGTGGCGGGCCCAGGCGTTCGCGGGGAATGCAAACGCTTTCTGGATGATCTCGAAAACGGCCATAAGCGCGGTTTGACATTCGATGAAGATGCCATGTGGCGGGCGATTGAGTTCTTTCCGGAAATCCTAACCGTTGAAGTCGATGATGAGGCGGTCGCGTTTGAGCTTTTGGACTGGCAAGCTTTTGTCGTGGGTTCCATTTTCGGTTGGCATATTTTGGATCCGGAACGCGGGGAATATGTTCGCCGATTCAACACGTCTTATGTTGAGACGGGCAAGGGGTCTGGAAAGTCACCGTTGGCCGCTGGCGTCGGCTTATATTGCCTAGTTGCAGATGGTGTTTCGAGCGCCGAGGTTTACGCGGCCGCGACGATCAAAAACCAAGCGATGATTTTGTTCAACGATGCAACATCGATGGTTGAACGATCGCCAGAACTTCGAGAGCGACTCACGCCGAGCGGGGGAAATCCGATTTGGCAGTGGACGCATAAACCGTCGAGATCCAAGTTTAAGCCGCTCGCCAAAGAAGAGGCCGTTTCTGGGCCGCGTCCAAATTGCGCGCTCATTGATGAGTATCATGAACACAAGACAAGCGATGCCGTCGACATGCTTGAGGCCGGTTTTAAGAGCCGGGTTAATCCGCTTTTGTTTATCATTACCAATTCTGGAAGCGACCCAACCACGCCATGCGGGCAGCTTCACGATTGGGCGCTCGAGGTCGCGACTCAGCAATACGCCGATGAGCAGCTGGAGGCGGCTGATCGGTTTTTTAGTTTCGTCACCGGTCTTGATGAAACCGACGATCCCTTGAACGACGAATCGTGCTGGCCAAAGGCAAACCCATCGCTCGGAAAAACGATCGAGCTTTCATATCTTCGAAAACAGGTCGCGACCGCGAAGGCAATGCCCAGCCGTCAAAACAAAGTCTTGCGTTTGAATTTTTGTGTGTGGACCGATGCGGCCGACGCTTGGGTCACGCGCGACGCTTGGGAGAAATGCGAAACGGATCTGGATTTGCGTAAGCTTCATCGGGGCCAAACGTGTTTTAATGGACTTGATCTCTCTTACACGCGAGATCTTTCAGCTAAAGCGAGCGTCTGGCCTTACCTTAATGACGATGGTGATTTTTGCGTCGATGCTGAATTGACTTTCTACAAACCGAAAGTCGGGCTTCGACAAGCCATCGATCGAGATCGCCGGCCCTATGATGCCTGGGCGCGAACGGGTCATTTGAAATTGACCGAAGGCCTTGTGATTAAGCTCGAACCGATTGCACGGGATCTCGAGCAAGACGCACAAGACTTTGATTTAAAGGCGGTGGCATATGATGCCTACAGACACAAAGAACTCGCAGACGATGCGGCCGATTTGGGAATCATCTTGCCGATGGTCGAGCATCCGCAAGGCTTTCGCCGCGCCAAGATGAAAGACGTTGACGGGTTGCCCGTGATGGATCCCGACACCGGAAAGACGATGGATAATCCGCTTTGGATGCCGAACAGCGTTCAAGCGCTCGAAAACATGATTCTCGAAGGGCGGCTTCGCGTCAAAATCAATCCGGTCTTACGATGGAACGTCGCATCAACTGTGATCCGCCAAGATCCCGCCGGAACGGATAACAAGATTTTCGACAAGCGCCGGGCGACAGGTCGAATTGATGGAGTTGTCGCGCTTGCTCAGGCGATCGGAGCGGCGAAAGCAAATTTAGAAGCGCCCACAGGCCCCGTAAGCCCATGGGAAGAGGAAGGCTTTAGCCTAGCGACATCATGAACATTTTAGAGCGAATTTTAGGGCGGCGCGAAAAGCGAGGGAGTCTCGAGGATCCGGAATATTTGCTTTCAGAGCCAGGCTTGCTGCAATTGTTCGGCATTGGTGGTTCGACCGATCTTGGAATCAACGTCAACGAAAATAAGGCGATGCAGGTTCCGGCCTTTGGCGCTTCGGTCAATTTCCTATCTGGAACGCTCGCGAGCCTTCCCCTGCATGTTTACAAAACCGACAGCACCAAAGGACAAGTTCGGGTTTCAGGTACGATCTCCGATTTGCTCGGCCATGCGGTGAATGATGAAATGACTTCGTTTGATTGGCGCAAGTCCATGTTCACAAACGTTTTCACCAATGGCCGCGGCTTAACCTATATTGAACGGAACCGGGCAGGCAATCCGGTCAACTTGTTTCCGATCCCCTCGATGCGGCCAAAGTATGCTGCAGATGGTCGAAAATATTACGAGTGTAAAAACCGGGCGGGGAACACGGTGGCTTATAGCGCCGCTGATGTGATCGATATTCCGTTTCTCGTGAAATCGGATTTTTGCACGCATCTTGGGCCGCTTGAATTGTTGAGAGACACGATCGCGCTTGCCATCGCGTCACAAAATTATGGATCAAAGGTTTTCAAAAAAGGCGGTTTGCCACCTTTGGCGTTGCAAGGTCCGTTTTCCTCGGCGGCCGGGGCAAAGCGCGCCGCTGATGATATCGTGAAAGCGATCTCACAAGCCTATGAGGAAGGCCGGCCGGCGCTGGCGATTCCCGTGGGCCACGAATTGAAACCGCTCGGCTTCAAACCCGAGGAAATGCAAATGATTGATTTGATGCGGTTTCTCATTGAGCAAATCGCGCGCGTGTTTTCCTTGCCGCCAACCTTCCTTCAAGACCTTTCAAACGGCACGCATTCCAACACCGAGCAACAGGATTTGCATTTTGTAAAACACACATTGAACCGCTGGACTCTGCAGGTCGAACAAGAATTGAATTTGAAACTGTTTGGCCGAAAGTCTCGATCGAAATGGGTGAAGTTCAACACCGATGGTTTGCTTCGCGGTGATTTCAAAACGCGAATGGAAGGCATCGCCCAGGGCGTGCAAAATGGATTTATGACGCCGAATGAAGCTCGAGCTCTAGAAGGCCGGCCGGCGGTGACGGGCGGTGACGAAGCTTATATTCAAGGCGCAACCATGCCGCTCAAAACACAGCAAAACGCGACGCTGACAAATAAAGCCGTCTCAAACGATGAGTGAAGATAATTCACTGGCGTTTGAGCCGGATCGACAGCAAATCAGCATCACGCGGGCCATTGGCCGAGTCGAAGCTGAAATGATTCGCCGAATAGATATTGAATATCCGCCGCATCGCCGCATCGCGATTCAGGCAGGAATGATCGCGAGCTTGCAGACCTTTAAAGAGCTTTCCAGTTATGCGCGCGCAATGGCTGACAACGACGCGCGCGCCTTCGTCGGCATGATGAACGCCATTGCACTTTTCCGAGCGGCTGCAGATCTACAAATCACGATGCTGAAATGCGGGCGCTTGGATCCTAACCGACATGAATTTCGGTCGGATCAATTTTGGAGCGCCTGTTATGACCATCAAAAACGAGATCCGGATCTCGCAGAATCCCCTTGAATTTCGCAACGGCGAAAATGGGGAAGTGACGGTTCGCGGATATGCGGCCGTTTTTGATGAAGAAATCGAAATCGGTTCGTGGTTTCGGGAAGTTATTCGACCCGGCGCGTTTCGAAATGCGATTGAGCGCGGCGATGATGTTGTTTTTCTGGTCAATCATGATGGCTTGCCCCTAGCGCGAAGCCGTTCTGGAACGCTCAAATTGACCGAAGACAAACGCGGGCTTGCGATTGAAGCGACGCTCGACACGTCAGATCCAGACGTTGCCCAAATTGTCCCGAAAATGAAGCGCGGGGATCTCGACAAGATGAGCTTCGCATTCTGGCCTGAAGAAGAGACTTGGATCGATAAGGAGGGCGACAACGAGTTGCCGCTCCGGGAAGTCAAAGACGTTCGGCTTCATGATGTCTCGATCGTGACGACGCCGGCCTATGAGGGGACTGAAATCGGTCTGCGCGCATTCGAGCGTTATCGCGATCAGAACACCGATAAAGCTGCGGCGGTTCGGGCGAAACTGAAACTGAAATTGGGCGCTCTCGCCTAGAAGGAACAAAACCAATGACCCTCAAGGAAATGCTCGAGAAGCGGGCCAAACTCATCGCCGAAGCCCGTTCAAAACTGGACGAAATCAAAGACGACACGCCGGCGGAGCGCGCCAAAGAGCTTGAAGCCCGCGCGGATGAAATTCTCGCCTCTTTGAAAGATCTTGACGCGAAAATCGAACGCGAAAAACAAATGGCAGCGCTTGAAGAGCGTCAAACCGAATCCGAACAACGGGCGATTGAAGAAAACCGCCCCGGCATTCACAACTTGCCAGATGATCAGCGCGCCGAACGCCCGACTTATCAGAAACTATTCTTTCGTGCGATTGCGTTTGGCCTTGGCGAATTTACTCGCGAAGAGCGAGAAATCTTCGCCGCTCATCAGAGCGCCGATGCGGGAATTGCCGCTGAAGTTCGCGCGTTGCAGCAACGCGCGGGTATGGTGACGGGAACGAACGCCGCCGGCGGGTTTTTAGTCCCGACAGATCTTTTCGGAGCGATTGAAAAAGTTCTCGAGCAATGGGGACCTATGCTAGCCGAGTCGAACGGTTTCCGGGTGTTCAACACAACGTCAGGAAACAAGGTCACATTCCCGGTGATCGACTACACAGCCGAGCGCGGCGAAACTCATGCCGAGGGCGGCGCGACGACGCAAGACGGAACCGGAACACCGACAATCGGTCAAAAGGATCTTGACGGGTACATCAACAAAACCCCGATTGTTCCGATCTCCCTGGAGCTTTTGCAAGATAGCGCGTTCGATGTGGAAGCGCTTATGGCGGAGCTCTTCGGCGAGTCACTTGGTCGAACAGTGAATGAAGTTCTGACCAATGGTGACGGATCAAACAAACAACACGGACTCTTTACCGCGGCCGGCGCGGGCAAAACCGCTGCGGCGGCGAGCGCCATTACAGCCGATGAGTTGATCGACCTGGTTCATTCGGTAGATCCGGCTTATCGCCAGTCGCCCGGGTGCCGGTTTATGTTCGCGGACACAACGCTCGCCGCCATCCGAAAGCTGAAAGATGGACAGGGCAACTATCTTTGGCAGATGGGCGATGTTCGCGCCGGTGAACCGTCTCAAATCTTGGGCCATGCCTACACTGTGAACACAGCTGCACCGGTCATTGCATCCGGCGTCAGCCCGATCGTGTTTGGTGATATGTCTCGCTATACCGTTCGCAAAATTAACGGGACCACAGTTGTTCCGTTCCGCGAGAAGTTCATGGACAATCTGCAAATCGGAACAATGGCATTTATGCGAACAGACGGCGAGTTGATGACGAATAAGGCCGTCAAAAAGCTGACGATGGCATAAATCGACCGACATCAATCATATGAAAAAATCAGGCGGCGGGTTTGGTCCGTCGCCTCATTTTTTAAGGAGCTTATCATGTCAGGGAAAACCATTGAAATCACCACACCGGTTAGCGGGAATGGGTACGCTTACGGCATTGGAGTCGAGACAAACGTTCCGGCTGAAATTGCCGATGACTTAATCAGGGCCGGTTATGCTCAGACACCGCAGGCCAGAAAGTCGCCACAGAAGGCAACCAAAGCCACTCCGAAAGCAGAGACGCGGGCCAAGGCTTAATCCCATGACGCGACCGTCATTGAAACTGGTCACGGCGCCGACGATCAAGGTTGTCGAGCTTGCCGACGCCAAAGCGCATTTGCGAATAGATAGCGCCGCTGAAGATGTGGTTCTTCAAACGATTCTTGATACCGCCATATCGATTCTGGATGGCCCTTATGGCGAGCTCGGTCGAGCGCTTTTGGTTCAAGAGTGGGAGCAGTCTCAATATTGCGCGCATCGAGATATTGAATTGATCGTTCCGCCGTTTCGGGCGTTGACTGAGATTCGATACTTGGATCCGGACCATGTTGAACAGACAGCGGATATTTCAGACTTTTCGACGACGACTTATCCAGACGGATTCGCGATGGTGTCGCCAAAGCCCGGCAAAGTCTGGCCTGTTATGGCGAAGAAGGGCGACGCGCTTCGCATCCGGTACACGGCCGGCGTTGATTCAGCCGAAGAAGTTCCAAACCAAATCAAACATGCGGTGCGATTGCTGTTCGGTCATCTGGATAAAGAGCGCGAAGCAACAACGGTTGCGGACTTGAAAGAAATCCCGATCGGCGTTGCGCGCCTGGTCGAACCGTTTCGCTCTCAGTGGGTGGCCTGATGCGATCCCGCGCTGGCCAAAGACGCGAACGGGTGCGGATCGAGCGGCTTGGCGCTGCATCGGCCGGCTATGTGAACGGGTCCGAAACCTGGTCGAACCTGTTTGAGTGTTCGGCGGATATAAACCCGATCATGTCCCGCAATGGCGGCGAAACCGAAATCGGCGATCGATTGGTTGATGTCTCAGGTTTTGAAATCAGGCTTCGCTATGCTGCCGAAATCGCAGATCTTTCGACCCGTGATCGTATCATCTGCATTCAAACTGGCGAGACGTACAACATTCGAAACGTGATCGATCCAGACAATCGAAAGCGCGATTTGTTAATTCATGCCGACACCGGCAAACCGAAGGGCTAGTCATGGTTTGGTTTAAGTTTACCGAGGATTTCAACTTCACGCCGAAGGATAAACCGCAAGTCACGATTGCCTATAAGGCGGGCGACGAATTCAACGTCACGCGTGAATGCGCGGCCAAAGCCAAGACGCTCGGGCGGGGTGACATTGTTCGGAAATTAAAGCCGGGTCCAAAGCCCGCAGAGGAAAAGGCCGAGGCGCCGCAATTTAGCGATGCCGAGCTTGATGCGAGCGATGGAAACGAAAGTTAAGCTTACCGGAAATGCGCGTTGGAAGCAGCGCCTTCGCGCAATGCCTGACAATGTTCGTATTGAAGCGTCTCGAGCGGCCGCAAAGAATGCCGAGGTGTTCGCTGCGGCGGCGCGAAAAGAAGCGCCGGAATTAACCGGCGAGCTCAAAGTCTCAATCAAACATTATCCTGTCAGAGAGTTTCGCGGGGCGGTTTGGCGGGTGGTTGCTGGTATCTCGGGCGGGCGCGGTTTTTATGCCCGGTTTGTTGAATTCGGCACGAAGAACAATCGGGCCGAGCCTTTCTTCTTTCCGATTTACCGCGCGTTTCGACCAAGGTTTCGGGCTCGTATGGGCCGAGCGCTTAAGAAGGGGCAGAAAAAGACCTAATGGCTAGCGTGATCGATCTTTCAGTTCTTCAAGATGCAATCGGGAATATGCTCGCGAATGATGCTGGCGTGACAGCGGTTCTCGGAAGTCATAACGGCCGGATCCAAGGCGCGACCGATATCAATGTTCCTTTTCCTTATGTGACGCTCGGCGAGAGTGAAAGCTTAGATTCGAGCGTTCAATTTTTGGCGTCCAAAAGTGTCTTGTTTACTGTTCACGTCTGGACCGAAGAGTCGGGCTTCATTCAGAACAAGCGCATCGAGTCGGCAATCGTCGCGCTTCTCGACAATGAAGATCCAAGTTGGAGCGTTTCGGGGCTTCGCGTGGTTTCGGGCTTTCATCGATCGTCGAAGTTCTTTCGTGATCTCGAAGACGGCGTTCGCCATGGTGTGATTGAATTCACATTGACGATCGAACCGGCGTAATCAGCGCATCACCCGTTAGTCGATAGGTCCGTTTAAACGCAGCGATTGCATTGCAAAGGAACCTTTCAAAATGGCTCAGCCAACATCATTTAACGGCGCGAAAATTCTAGTAAAAGTCGGTGACGGCGGATCGCCAGAAACCTTTGCGCATCCATGCTTAATCAATTCAAGCCGGTCTGTTCAGAGTACAGCGTCGACAACAGAGAGCGCGATTCCAGATTGCGACAATCCGGAAGCGCCGGCGTGGCTCGAGCGCGAAAAAGACACGCTTTCCGTTACGATCACCGGTGAAGGCATCATGGATGCATCAGACACAAGCGATTATTTCGCGTGGCTGACAAGTGAAAATTCAAAAAACGTCAAAGCAGTGGTGAACAATGGCGGCGGCGCGAATGAATTTACTTTCGATGGCAAGTTTCATCTTACCGAATTTCAAGTCAGCGGTGAACGCAAAGAGCGCGCGCAAGTCTCGATTACACTCGTTTCAACCGGGCCAGTGACCGGCGTTTCTGGCACGTAATGTCGAGGCGGGCGGAGGTCTCGCTCGATTGGGGCGACGACAAGCATACTTTTAGGCTTTCAATCAAGGAATTGATGGCCCTCGATGAGGCTTGCAATGCGGGCCCAGGCTTTATGCACCGGTCTATTGTGGAGGGGACATGGCGCGTTTCCTATGTCCGGGAAACAATACGCCTCGGGCTGATCGGAGGCGGATTAGAACCGACCAAAGCGTTGAAGCTTGTTCGAACCTATGTCGATGACCGCCCGCTCGCTGAAAGTATTTTAACGGCCGAGGCGATTTTGATGGCGGCGATCGTTGGCGCGCCGGAGGAAGACGAGCCAAAAAAGCCGCAACCGGAAGCCGAGACACAAACCCTCTCCCAAACGGGCGGATAAGGTTTTCGCCATTCTTTGCTTCCGGTGCGGCCGCCGGCTTTTCGCCGCAACAAGTGGAGAGCATGTCCTTGTGGCAATTTACGGCCGCAATCGATGGTTGGATGAAGTCGCAAGGCGTCGAATCTAAGCCCGATATGCTCGGCGATGATACGATTGAAGAGTTTGATAGGATGTTAGCGGATGGCTGAAACAATTGAAGTTCTGGTCACTGAATTTCGAGCGGACATCAAACGTTTCGAAGCCAGTATGCGCCGGCAGGCTTTGGCGTCTGAAAAAGCTGCAAATCGGCAAGTTCGAGCGTTTCAGAAGGCCAACAAATCCGTTGTCGAGTCGACCGAAGGCATGACCCGCGATGTTCGGCGTGCCGTTGCAGGGATCGCACTTGGCGCGGCCATTCGGGAGGTTTCGCAATACGCTGACTCTTGGGTCGAGTTGAACAATAAGATCGCCGCAGCCGGCGTTGTTGCGAACCGCGATGGCCGCGGGGTTTTAGAGCTCGCGGCGCAAGCTCGGACGGCGCGTCAAGAAATAGAACCCTATCCCGATCTCTACGCCCGGCTTTTGAGATCATCCGGGGACATCGCCGAAAACGAAGAAGATGTGGCCAAAGCCACCAATCTTGCGGCGAAAGCCTTCAAGGCCGGGGGTGCGTCTGCCCAAGAACAAGCGGCCGGCATATTGCAGCTTGGTCAGGCGCTCGGGTCTGGCTTCTTACAGGGCGACGAACTTCGCTCTATCCGGGAAAATGCGCCTTTGGTGGCCTTGGCGATCGCGGACGCGATGGAAGTCTCAATCGGTGAGTTGAAGGCGCTCGGGGCGGAAGGCGAGCTGACCAGCCAGATTGTTTTTGACGCGCTTCTGAGTGCCGAAGAAAGTATCGAAAGCGCCTTTGGTGCGACCTTGCCGCTGGCTACTGATGAGGCTCGCCTGGCCCTCGATAATTTGAACCTTCGCATTGGCGAGTTCGCCCAGGAAACAGGCCTGGTTGAAGCGCCGGCGAATGCACTTGCAGATGTTCTAAACTTCGTGGCTGACAATCTGGATGTGTTTGTCGATGCTTTGATTGTTGCGGGGTCCACATTGGGTGCGGCCTTGGGCGCGGCGGCGACCCTTAAAATCGTCGCCGGTATTCAAGCCATTGGTGTTAGTCTTCGGTCGACGGTGGCCGCCATGGGGCTTTTGCGGGCGGCGTCTGCTTTCATGTTCGGACCCGTTGGTTTGATCGTTGGCATCGCGGCGGCGGCCGGCATGTTTGCTTACATGTCGCTTGAAACCGAAGGGCTTGCCGATGCCATGAACGCGCTCGGTGGCACGCTCGATCGGGTCTCGGTGATCAATGAAGAGATCAAAGCCGATACCGCACGACTCAAGGTCTTGAACGATGCGTTGACCGAGTCGGTTCGCAAACAGGGCGGCGAGTATGAGAACACCGCACTTCTTGAAATCGACGCACTCAACAAACGGATCGCCAAGAATAAGGAGCTTCTCGAAGTTCAGCGACTCTTGGCGGCGGATCGAATATCTGAGGTTCGTGAAGAGTTCACAGAAGCCGATACAAGTTTCAGGTCCCGGTTTTCGACCCTGCAAAAGGTCTACACACCCACTGAGTTTCAAGGTGTACCTGGAACGAGAAGAGAGGGCCAGCAAACACCTCTAACCGACGACGACATCATCGAGGTTCGCGAGGGTCTAAGTGAGAAAGTCAATGGCGGTTTTCGGCTCTCAGATCGCGAACAAGAGTTTCTTCGTGAGTTGGAGGACAAAGAAAAAGTTCTCGCCAAGCTCGAGGAATTGGAACAGCGATACGATGAATTGATTTCTGGCGATGAGCCAGGGGCCACCGGGGACTCCGATCAACCGGCCAATGCGTCCCCAAAAACGGACGCAGAGGATCCGAAGACAAGCGCCGCGATCAAAGCTGAACAACGGGCTTTAGATCAACTCAAAGACGCGTATCGAAAAACGTTTGAGTCAGAGCGCGAAATGATCGCCCGGATCCGTGATGAGCGACTAAAAGCGATTGATGCGAGTTCGAAAAGTGAAGAGCAAAAGGCGGTAATGCGCTCTCAGGCCAATGCGATTCATCAAAAAGAGCTCGGCGACATCAAAGATGCCGAAGCGGCGACGTTTGATCAATGGGTTGATCAGCAACTCGAAAAAGATGATGCGGTTCGTCGCCAAGCCCAAGCCGAGTTAGATTTCATCGCGCGGTTGCAGGCGGCGCGTGATGAAATGCATGGGCGCGCGCTCACAATCGTTGAAAGAGAATATGAGGCCCGGCGCCAATCAATCGAAACCGAGATTATGGACGAAACGCGCAAGTCCGAAGCGTTGAAGCTCCTTGAAGATGAGCGCGCCGAATATATCAAGAATTTGCGTTCGGATCTCTTGGATACGGGCAGCGGTGACGAAGAGATTGATCGTGTTCGCGTGCTTGAAGAGGAAAAACTCGCAGCGCTTCGTGAGGCGATGGAGCTCGAAATAATCACACGCGAAGAATTCGCTGAACGTAAGATTTCATTGGAGCAAGAAACAGAAGACGCGCTCGCCGAGATCCGGGCGAAATCAGCGCAAGTCCAACTTGGAGCCAGTGAGAAACTGTTCGGGTCTCTCGCCGATTTGGCTAAGGGGTTCGCAGGCGAGCAATCGACGATTTACAAAGCTCTGTTTGCCATCGAGAAGGCGTTCGCGATCGCGAGTTCATTGGTTGCCATTCAAACGGGTGTTGCCCAAGCGCTTAGTTTGCCATTTCCTGCAAACTTAGGAGCGGCTGCGACCGTGGCGGCGGCCGGCGCGAGTATTGTTTCAAATATCCAATCCGTGGCGGGAACCGGTTTCGCTGATGGTGTGGTTGGGTTGCGCGGACCTGGAACCGGGCGAAGTGATGACATACCGGCGAGACTGTCACGCGGTGAAAGCGTCGTCACGGCATCAGGGACCGCCAGGAACGCCGCTTTATTGTCTGCTATCAATGCCGGCGCTGATGTTCAAGGCGCGCTTGCAAGCGGTGCGCTCGGCGGCGGCCGGGCGGTTTCCGTCACAAGCGGGCCGGTCATCATCGAAGGCAATGTCGATCAAGACGTGTTTGAACGGCTTCAAGTTGAATTGGCACGCCGGGATGCAAGCCTTGTCGACAGCGTGAATCGGATTGTTGATCGCTCGAATCGAATTCGCACGCCGCGCCATCAACGTTGAAACCAAAAACCGCGTAAAACAGGCGAAAGCTTTATTTGAGGGGCTGTCATGGAGTTTTATGGAGCCGGTGAGGTCGCGCCTTGCAAGGGCATCACGCGCGCCGATTGGGTTTTGAAAACGCAGCAATCGAGCCGAACAACACTTTCCGGCGAAACCGATGTGATCGAGTTCGGGCCGTCCTATTGGGAAGTCACACTTGATATTGCCCTACCAGATCGAACAGATTTTTTTGATGTTTGGAGCGCGTTCATCGCGCGGCGTCGCGGGCAGGCGCAAACCTTTTTGATGTCGCGGGCGTTTCGGCCGAAACCAAAGATCGTCACGGTTTCGAGCAATCCGAGTGCAGCGGTTGTAAATTACGCGGGGCCATCTTCGATTTTGCAGATGACGGGCGTTGGCGGATGGAAGCCGCAAATCGGCGACATGGTGTCCTATGAAACGCCTGGCGGTGGGTTGTGGATCGGGCAAGTCGTGGCAAATGATGATGGTCTCGGCGACCCGATTTCGTTCCAAGTTGAGCCTAAAACAGTTGAGCCAAAATCGGGTGGTGGATCCCCTCGCATTTTTGATGCTTTGGGCGAGTTCTCTCTTTCTGGACAGCCTCGGTTTTCCGAGGGGCACAAGCGACGCTCTTTGAGATTTAGCGCAAAACAGGTGCTCAGATGACACGCAATATACTCGCGTCGCGATGGTTCTTGGAGATCTATTTGGATGGGGCCACGACCCGGTGGTGTGATGGCTTTTCCGATACCGATTTCGACGGGCAAACCTACACGGCGTTAGGCGATCGTTGGAGTCCGCCGGCTCGCATTCGGCGGCAAGCCGATTTGACGTCACAGACTTTAAAACTGACCTTTGATAGCAGTCGCCAAACGGACAATACAGACTTGATCGGCGCACTCCTTGATGAAAATTGGCGGCGGCGACAAGTGCGGTTGCGCCAGGTGTTGATGCAGGTTGGGCAAACGGCGGATCAGGGCGATGTGATCGTCGATGAACGCGGCCGGATTCGCAACCTGCAAGACACGATTGAAGTGGGCCGGGTCGCCGAGCTCGAAATGGAAATCGAAAGCGGCGTTCTGGCATATCTTGAACGGCGTATGCAAACCCGCTCGGCTGAAAATCAACGGGCCATTTTTCCGGACGATTCAGGGTTCGATTTGTCTTTGATTGGCCCTCGGCTTGGTATTGTTTGGGGTCGCTCGCCGGTTGGTTATGATACAACTTATCGCGGGCCATTCGGTGTGAGTTCTGGTTCCGAAACTCCCGAAGATGATGATCCGCCCGCGAGAGAGATGGCGCTCGGTTGGTTCTCAACGAGTGGAACATTTGTTCAGTCAAACACTTACGGCGCGAACGAGAATGGGAATGCGATCTTTCAACGGGTTGTCGCGCTTGCTGATCATCAAATTGAAGCCCTAGACGAAGTGTGGGTCGATGATCAGATGCTTCATTATTCGTTTGAAGATGGCACCTTGCAGCACGGTGTTCGAACGCTTCTGGCGCGAAACCTGACCCAAGCTGAAATCGATTCCGGACATTTCAAAGGGTATTGGGTGACATTTTACGATGGCCGGCCTGATCAAGTCACAAGCACGCCGTTCTTTCCCCAAGATGACTGGCGTGACACACGCGTTCTGAAAGGCGTCGCTTACGCGATTATTGAGGTCTATGACCCAGACTATAACGCTGAGGCGCCGGACGTGCGCTTCGTTGGGCGCGGTGCGCGGCTTTATGATCGGCGCGCGGACTCAACAGCAGGCGGGAACGGTCCGCAACGGGCAGACGATCCGGATACTTGGGTTTATTCGCTCAACCCTATGGTTGCGCTTGATCACTATCGCATCGGCCGGCGGATCATGAGCGGAAATAGCGCCATGTGGTTTGGTGTCGGTGAAGCCGCAGATGCATTGCCTTTTGACGAGTTTAAAGACGTTGCGGATCATTGCGACGAATGGGTCGAATTGAAGGATGGAACCAATCAACGAAGATATGAGGTCAGTGGATTTCTCAGTGCCGCGAATGATCACAAGAAAAATTTCGAAACGTTAGCGAGCGCCATGGGCGCGCGGGTGATTGATCAGGGCGGGCGGATTTCTATTCGGCCGATTAGATCCAGTTCGCCGGTGTTTACGCTCGATGATAGTGATCTCGATGCGGCTTCAAAAACGATAGCCTCGCCAGGCGGGCGCATTGATGATCTCGCGAATGGCGTCGAGGGCCGGTTCTATGACTGGGAGAACTATCATAGTCGAAATGACTATCCGCGGGTTTCGGACGAGTCCTACATTGTAGAAGACGGGGATGAGATCGTCATCACGCGCGATTTTGATCTGGAAAAGCACGGCGAACGCGCGCAACGCCTCGCCAAACTCGCCTTGAAAGAGTCCCGCAGAATTTTCACAATTGAAGACATCGTGCCGCTTACAAAAGCGCGACGTGATGATGGTGGTTTGCTGCAGCCGGGCGACTGGTACACGCGTCTCAGCGCTTTGCGCGGGTTTCCTGATGGCAAGCTTTTCGAGATTGATGAAATCGATCGAAGCATTGACGGAACGGCGAAAATATCAGGCTTTGAAGTAGATCCTAGTGACGACGCTTGGGTCGCGAGTGAGGCCAAAGATCTCTCGCCGCCCGTGCTGCCAGCGCTTCGACCGGTGACGGCCGATATTCCCGCGCCAACACTCAGTGTGATTGAAAAGTCAGCGGGTGGAACGATAACGCCAGCGGTTCAAATTGTATTTCCAGCGCCGGCGCAATTTGAAGACACAGTGAATGAGTTTGCCGAAGTTGAGCTGCAAATCGTTGGCGATGCAAATTCCAAACAGAGTCGCATTGTTGATGGCAAAGTCGACAAGCTTGTTGTGACAGGACTGTTACCGTCGACACAATATCAATTTCGTTTTCGGGGCCGAGCTCGAAACGCCATAAGTGATTGGAGTGATGCATCACTCATCACGACAACAGCGAACTTTACGGCCGGTTCTGCAACATCTGTTGTGTGGTCTGGCGTCACCGGCGCGGGCCGTCCTTCGGACAATGCGGATGTGACCGGTTCGAACGTCGCGGCCGGTATCACGGGCCAAGGTGCGCTGGCGACATCGGGTCTCGGCGAAGGGGATGTTTCAAATTCGGTTATTCGTTCAGAAGCGCAACGAGCAAGCTTCATTCCATCGATCTATGATGTTCTTGGCGGTGATGAGTTTATTTCGGGCCAAGTCGGTTTGACGTTGATCAATTGTTCAGGCTTTAGCAGCG